CGATAAAAAATCGCTGAATACCCAATATAATTGGTCATTGTTTAGCGATAAAAAATCGCTGAATACCATACTGATCGACCAGTAACTCCTGTTTTGTAATTATCTGGAGCGACACAAATGATTTCATGGCCATTGGCAGTTAATGTGTTGGCTTCATTCACAACATTTTTCATATATTTACCATAATTATAATTAAAAAAACTACTGTGAACTGTTTTAACTTTTAATTGTTTTTTTCGCTCTTCTGATGCTTTTCGTTTTCTGTGGAACATGGTACACTGTGTACTGTATCCCGATAAGACATATAATCCTGCGGCAATTGCTGCTCCTGATGCAGCTGCTGCTCCGACACCAGCTCCTAATGTAGATCCAGTGGTACCTAAAGCAGCCGCAGTTCCTGTAAGTCCAATAGTTCCTTCTGCTACTACTCCAGTAGCAATGGCTGCTTCTGCTACGGCTGCCCCAGCTGCACCAGAAAGAGTTGCGGCTGTAGTCGCACCTGCCGCAGTTTCTGCCGCAATTATAGCACTTCCAGCATAAGCTCCCAACGCTGCCCCTGTTCCCACAACAGCTCCTGTTGCTGCGGCAGCCCCTTTTTTACCGCTACTTAACCATGTTTGAACAGAAGACAAAATAATATTAGTAATCACGATATTTTTATCATTTTCTAATTTATTTGCAGATTCTAAAACAAATTTTGTACAAGCATCTTGAGATTTGAATTTGGAACATGCAATGTGATCATATGCCAAGAGTTTTGCTGGTGGAGATCCTTCTTTTAACTTACTTGGTCTGTTCATATCATTGGCTCGCTGAACACTTAAAGTTGTTCGTCTTCGTCGTGGTGAACGTCTTGAAGAGGAACGACGAGGAGAAGGGGATCTAGACGAACGTCTCGATGAAGATCGACGAGGTGAAGGTGAACGAGATGAACCACCGTTCATATAATTACTCAAAACTTTTTGTCCTGTTTGAGATGTGACATCAACATATCGTTTTGTTTGTGGATTGTATATTTTTTGATAAGTTTTGCTCATGTGTGTCTATATAATATTAAACGAAAAAAAGATTAAGTGGAATTGTTTTAAATCATTTTTTTAATTTTAAAAATCCAGCTTTATTCTTTGTATATAATAATAACTTACATTGGTGGTGTATGAATAAAATAGAATTTCATATTTTTTATTGTATCCTTTTGGTTTCCATTTTTATTACAGATTTGGACATCATGACAAACAAATTTATCAAAAACAAAATGCAGGATTTTTCACGTGCTAGAAAAATCAAAGTAATTTTTGTTTTATGGTTCCATATATTTTTATGGATTCTAATTAATACAGGTGTTGTATTGGCCGTTTTAAACGTATTTGATGTTTATAGAACCACAAAAATAATTTATATTATTTCATTGGCGATTATAGGATTTGTCACTTTGTCATGGCCCCTTTTCAATAATCGATGTATCATAACTACATCATTTAACAAAATTATCAATATTAGCTATGATTATGGGTTTCGAACACCAACAATGACCTTAAATGGCGAACAATCTGAATTGATTCAGGATAATTTAAGTGGTAAAATTAGTGATTATACAATTAAAATCATTATAATCATACTATTAATTTATATTTTATGTAAAAAGCGGTGGAAATAGATAATCTATCTATATTATAAAAATAGATATCATAAATGAATACTTATGAAATAAAATTTTTTATTTACATTGCGTTGTCGTCCTTGTTTATATTGAATTTAGATATTGCAACAAACACTGCTATAATCCGAACACTTCGTCAATATTCGACACTTGAAAAATTTAAACTACTGGTACTTATGTGGATTCATGCAATAGTATGGATTATAGTTTTCTCTGGTATAGTTTTATCTCTGTTAAATCTCACTGGATTTCATAAAGGCACACGAATTATTTATTTAATTTGTTTTATTGTTTCTGTGGCTGTCACGATACAATGGTTCATTTTTAACAATCGATGTGTTTTAACTTTAGAACTAAATCAAATGTTAAATATTCATAAAGATTGTGAATACAGAACTCCATTTATGGTACTGAGCAATACAAACACTGACAAACTTAGTATGGATACTAAATTTAAAGATTATATTATCAACTTCATATCGATTTTTATGTTGGCATTTATTTTATGGAATCAACGATGAAGATAAAAATTTGATTTTTTTACAATGAATTAATCAAATTTTCACTCATTCCCATTCCTTTATTACCCCTTATTGAAAAACAATTATGGGAAACAATCAATCATCAAACACAAACAGAAGTAGACAAACAAACAGAAGTAGACAATCAAACAGAAGAAGCAGAAGTTCAAGTAGAAAAAGCACAAGCAGACGACCAATTACATGGCAAGACTATTATGATTACATTACATATGGGAAAAATTATAATCATCCAAATATCAAAGTTGGTGATGGATGGTGTTCCATTAAAAATAATACTTTTATGGTGTTTATGACAGAGGGAGAAATATTCTACAACCCACAAAGTGCATTTTGGGAAAAGGAATATCATTTAAAAATTTTTCACAAAATACAAAAAAAAACTATAAAAACAACAATTAAATTAGAATACGATTTAGTTGTTCCTGGAAATCCAGTTCGAATGCTACCTACAGGTGATGATTACATAATTCAATTCAAAGGTGGTTTAACCAATGAGCTTCTGGATTTAGAAGAAATAATTAGAGAATATAAAAAAGACAAAATACAAGAAAAGGAGATTAATAATGTTTTGTCTCGCTTTGGAATACAGATTAGTCTGAAAGATTATAAACGCAACCTTAATAAATATATTAAAAATGATAAAAAAAAGTATGACCAACAACTATCAAAATATGAAAAAAAGAGTGAACAAATAAATGATTTTTTCAAATCTTATTATGGTATAGATATAAAAGGAGAAGAATCAAAAACGCAATTGGAAACAGAAATACAACCAGAAACATTCAACAAAACAGAAGCAGAAACAATACAGACGACTAAAAACACACAAAACACACATTGTGCTCTCTATGTTTTCATGTTTGTTTCGGTTCAGTGAATTGAATCAAACCAAACCAAAACTACATTCTAAGGGCCCTCGTCTCGACCCTCTTGTAATAGCATATGCTACTACAAGAATACATATTTTTTTGCAATTCACTGAGAATAATTCTCATAAAATTTTTTAAGATTTTATTATCTTGGTTATCGATAAGCGAAGCAGTTGGAACTATGTTCCATAAGAAACAGTTGGAAAATAATAAAAAACCATATCTGTTCCTATCAACTTAACATAATTTATCTTTAAATGATTTTTCCTTTAAATTTACATAAAATATAAAATAATCATGAATGAATATGTGTTTTGTCATGGTTTATGTGAACAGTAAAAATAAAAATTTGATATTTTTTGATAAGTAAATATAGTTCTCATCCCCTGAATTTTATTTTCTTTTCGACTTTATAACTAATGAATAATGGCAACATTAACAATGAAAGTGTTGTTATAAATTCCATGGATACTATGAATACCATGGCCATGAACCAACTAACCCCATCATCAACCAACGATTATAAATTTGGCAAATTATTTAAACCATATGAAGCAAAAAAATATGACATAAATGAATTGTTATCTTTTTTATCGAATTTTACGTTGGAACAGGCACACAAAATAAATCTCAAACAAAACAAGAAAAACAAAAAAACAAAAAAAAACAAAACATCTGAAAATGCTACTACAACTACAACTGAGGAAACTGATCTTCATATTTTTAAAAAAATATGGAAACAAAAAACTAGATTTCGACCATATCACATTCCTTTCCACATGGAATATTTAAAAGAAGATCCCATTTGTATTGATACAGCGGATTTACCATTAACTAGAGAAAAAAAAAAAAGAGAAGAATGGTTTAAACGAAGTTGTGGCTGTTGTACACCTTGTATACGTCGTCCACGCTACAAAAAATATAAGAAACGAAAATATCTATTTCCCATTTATTTAGATGGAAAAACCACTGGATCCACAAATCAAACATGGGGTGGGTCATGTTATGATTCTATCATCGATCACGTTATACGACATAATTATCCTTGTTTGATATGGTTGGAAAAATGGATGGACAAATTATGCACTGTTGTAGAACAACCACCACCACATCGAAAAATATCCATTGATTTAAAAAAAGAAATTCCACAAATTGGTACTGTCAACCAATCAAAAATTAACAGCATAAAAGGAGCAACCGGAATTGCAACGACAGCCACTAATGTAAAACATGATAATGATGAATAACACAGATACAAAAAATAGTATATGACGAGGGCGCAATTACACTTATCAAACCCTAAAACCTAGTTAACAAATTAAAAAATAAAAAAACATATGTTTTTTATTTTATATTTTTTTATGAATAAATTTCCTTAATGCGATATAAATAATTACTTGTTTTTAATTAAACTTATTTTTAATTTAATTAATTTTATAAAAATTTGATAAATTTAAAATTCAAAGTCAAGTTGAACAATTAATTATTGGAAAAAAAATGAAAATTATTGGTATTGTTTGTATTAATTCTCAAAATAGAGCAATAGGTCATAATAATGACCTTCTTTTTCGTTTGAAAAAAGATATGAAATTTTTTAAAGATCAAACAACAAAATGTTTATCGAAAAATGAAAATAAGAAAAATGCTGTGCTAATGGGCAGCACTACTTATTTATCCATTCCTACAAAATTTCGCCCACTTCCCAATAGACACAATTTAGTTATTTCCAATAAAAACCATAATAAAATAAAAGAAGAACTAAAACCTTTTAAAAATTCACATGTTTTTAATTCTATTGAACAAGCTGTTCAATACGCTAAAGTCAATAACAAAATAGAAAATTTATATATTATTGGTGGACAAAGCATATATGAATATTTCATGAAAAATAATTTGTATGATGATATTTTTGTCACGGAAGTAGAGGGTTCAAAAGAATCAAGTGATCAATTAGACTATGTATTTTTTCCAGAAATTCCAAATACTTACGAAAAAACAATGTTTTACAATGAAAGTGAAAATAATGTAAAATATAAAGACACTAATAATGCTAATCCAATTTGGAAAGTTGCAGATAATATGAATTTTTCATTTAATTGTTATCACAACACCTCTAAAACGGAATTTAAAATTAATTCAGATGAACATAGTTATTTAAATGCATTGAGAGATGTCTTGGAAAATGGAGAAAAGCGAAATTCCAGAAATGCAGTTGTTATTTCTAAATTTGGAGTTCGACTGGAATTTGATATTCGAAACTCTTTTCCTCTTTTAACTACAAAACGAGTATATTGGAAAGGTGTCGTTGAAGAACTTATGTGGTTCTTAAAATCCAATACAAACTCAAAAGATCTTAGTGATAAAGGTGTCAGAATATGGAATTTAAATAGTACAAGAGAATATTTGGATAGTGTTGGTCTTTCTCATTATGAAGAAAATTGGTGTGGACCAATTTATGGTTTTCAATGGAGACATTTTAATGCAGAATATAAAGGTCCATCTGCCGATTATAAAGATCAAGGAGTTGATCAATTACAAAATGTGATTGATCTATTGAAAAACGATCCAAATTCCAGACGAATTTTTATGTCTGGATGGAACCCATCCCAAATGCCTGAAATGGCTTTGCCTCCATGCCATGTATCTTATCAATTTTATGTCAATGGAAATAACGAATTAAGTTGTCAAATGTATCAACGATCTGGGGATTTGTTTTTGGGAGTGCCATTTAATATAGCATCCACTGCTCTTTTAACAAATATTTTAGCAAAAATAACTGACAAAAAACCTGGAAAAATTATTATAGTAATTGGTGATGCTCATATATATGAAAATCATTTAGAACAAGTAGAGAAGCAATTAAAACGAACACCATATGCTTTTCCAACACTTCAGGTTTTGGAAAAAAAAGACATAATCGAAAAATATGAATCCAGTGATTTTAAAATTGAATCATATAATTGTCATCCTACAATTAAGGCTGAAATGATACCATAAAAAAAAATTTAATTTTGATTTTTAATTTTGATTTTTTTATTTATTTTTATTTACATTACATTTAAAAAAAAATATGTTTCACAATCCTAAATCACGAGGACGCCAAATGCGCGGATCTCGTAATCAACGCAAAGGAAAAGGAAAAGGCAACAAAACTAGAAACAATCAAACAACCACTCAATCCATCACCCAAATAACAAAAAAAATGAAAGG